GTCTTGGTCAAACGTGTTTTCGTCGCAGTATTCGGTCAGGATGCGGATGTAACCTTCGCCGTAGGAGACTTGGTTTTCACACGCTGTATCGTACGCGACGTCAGCATCGCTGATGTATTCGATGTGTCTGACCATGCCGTTGAAGATTTCGGCGACTTCGATGTCTGCGTGGTCGTCGGCTGGAATAACCTTGCCACTTGGGCGGTTCTGCCTTTGGTCATTGGTCACCTGCCTTACGTGCTGGGGTAACTTATTGATCGTCAGACACGGTCTGGCGTTGATCGTTTGGCCTTGCACAGAACCACGGGTGGCCAACACGTCCGCTGGCCACTGCCAACGATTGTCGGGTGAGCCAGCGTAGAACTTTAAATCGTCAATCTCATCTTCACGGGATTCAGACAACGCCCCAATCGCCATGTTGAGGCGGTCGCGGGCGGTCGCCAGAATACCAGACTCAGTCTTCTTTTTGCCGCCGTTGGCCACAGCACCGGCTGCGGCGATGCCTGTGTAATCTGCCATTATTTCTTACCTTTTGGTGCCGCACGTTTAACTGCATACGCAATAGCCACGGCCTGCTTGACAGGCTTGCCAGCTTTAACTTCCGCTTTAATGTTTTTGCGGAAGGCTTCGGGTGACTTTGATTTTACCAGCGGCATGGTTAAGACGCTCCATGAATAATTGCAAAGTTGATTACAACAGCTTCGGATAAATTGCCGCCGCTGATGTTTCGCAGTGTAATCGTACAAGTGCCCGCGCTCATGCTGCTGATCCAGCAGTTATACGCACCTGATGTAGCGTTGGAACTTACGTTCAAAATAATCACATCTTTTACGCTGATCAAGCTGTTGGTCAACGTAAAAGTTACATTGGTCAACGTGTTAAGCGTTGCGCTGTCTGTTGTGATCCGGCCCATGCTTGTGTTAAGCGTAACGCCAGTTGACTTGCTTGAGCCTTGAGTTACCGCGCCTTGTCCGGCAAGGGCGTAGCCAATTTCTTCACTGGCATAACAAGTGGTGAACTCTGGGTCTAGGTATGCAACGCCGGTTGCTTTGGTGTTTGCCATTATTTTTTCTTCGCAGTTTTAGCTGACTCTTTGAAATCTTTAGCCGTTGGCGCATTCTTGCTGCCAGGCTTGTTCATCTTCTCGCCAGAGCCCGCTTTGATACGAGCCTGTTTTGCGTGGATGTTTGCGTAGAGTCCAGGTTTTGTAGCCATGATTAACACTTCCATCGTTTAAGGGCTGCTTTAGCGCGTTCGCCGTCTTTGGCGTTGGCCGCTACCGCGCCCATTCTTGCACAAAATGAATCCTTGCGGCCTTGGTCTGCCTTGGTCTTAGGGTTTGGTGCTGGCGCTTTAAGGTTAGAGCCAGTTTCACGATTGTACTTCTCGCGCCCTTTGGCCGTCAAACCAGCGCCCTTAGATGTAGGGAGTTTCTCGCCTCGACCTACTGACAGAGATACCGTCTTCTTCATTTAACTCCCCATCCATGATGCGTTGACCCCACTGCCTTGCGCGTTCACGCGGCGGCTTGGTTCAACATATTGCCGATGTGCTACAGGAAATGCAAATGTAACAGCAATCGCATCGGCTGCGTCAGGTGACGCCAACCCACGCGACTTCATGTCTTTTTTGCTTTCCAAGAAAATCGTCCCTTTTGAGTCAGGCTTCATCATAGGCGAAATCAAGTCCGTCTTCAAGAACCTGTCGTTTGGAATCGCCGCCGTCTTCAGCCACTCGCGCATGTCACCCCACATCTGCGCGCGCATATTGCCGTACATGATCGGGTTCTTCGCCTTATTTCCGAAGTTCACACCCTTGATCTTGTACCGTTGCTCCTTCAGCCGATCCACGATGCCAGCCCCTAGGCCACCTTCGTCGATCACGGTCAGCGTCGGCTTGAATTCTTCAATCGCTTCGATCACATGCCCGACCACCGTCATGGTGTCGTCGCCCCTGTGGCGCATGATCTTCACAATGTCCCGACCTTGGCGCACCGCGATGACCGTGGCGTCCGCCCCGAACCGTGCGGGGTCTACCCCGATCACAATCGGTGCTGACTGATCCTGGTATTTCGTCCGTTTCATCGCGTCGTCCACGATGTCGGCCCCAATGAACTGGTCATCCCCCGCGTTGGGAAACTGACCGTACACCTCAACGTGCGCCTGCGCCGAGTCTGGCCCATACTCATCAATAATCCGCTGATAAACCGCCTTGTCGGTACCCTCGACCGTGCGCGCATCCACCACTTTTGTGCGCCAGAACTCGCGCTTACTGTTAAACGCCTCGTAAAAGTACCCAGTGTTGCGCCGTGGGTTGGAAAAAGCCATCCAGAAACGATTTGGTGTGTTTTCTGTAAAAAAACCGCTAGTAACTGCCCAAATGGAGTCGTCAATACCACTGGCCTCGTCAAAAATCACCAAAACACCGTCAAAATTGTGCACACCAGCGTACGCGTCGGGGTTTTCCGCTGACCATAAGCGCCCTTCGACGCCCCAGTAGCGTGTGCCCTTCTTCAAATCCCGCTCAACCAGTTCGGTCAGCCACTTGGCGGGCATCACTCTGGTGGCTGACACCTCAAACCAGTGGCTGTTGATTGACATCGCCAGCCATTTTGTGATCTCGGCCCAAGTGATTGATCTGAGCTGGCTTTCCGAGTTGGCCGAAATGATGGTCGTCGAGCCAATTCGTGTGGCCACCATCCAAATAGTTAGCCAACTGACCAACGCCGACTTACCAATACCACGGCCTGACGATATTGCCTCTTGCAATACGTCAAAGTCCAGCTTGCCCTGATTTATCTTTATATGTTCGGCCACATCCAGCAGCACCTCGCGCTGCCATTTGCGCGGGCCTTGGAAGTTTTCCAATGGTGTGCCCTTGACACCCCAAGGAAACGCAAACATTACAAACGCCAGCGGGTTGTCCCTGATCGCCGGACTCCAAAGCCTGGCCATCAATTCCTGTTCGTCTTCAGCGCTGTAGATGGTGTTCTGCATTTACCTTGTGTTCCAGTGTTGGACTTGGTTCGTTGGCGATCACATCAATGACCCGTGACTCGGCTTGGCGTAGCGCGCCGACGATGCTGATGCGCTGGTCGACATCAATGCTGATGGACTGCTTGGCCACCCAGCCGTGTGAGTGCTGGAGGATCGCCAACGCCGCTTTGGCGTCGCCTTCGGTCGCGGCCTTGTGCAGACACTTAGACATCTCCAACTCGCCGTCGGCTTTGCCCTTGAGCGCAGCCATGTCCGCTATTGGATCCAACTCGCACAGTTGCCGGTACTCGGTGGGCAGCATGCCTGACGCCAGCGCCAATGCGTCGCCCTTCAAGCCCAGCTTGGCGGCTTCGTAGATTTTGTTTAGCCGCGCTTCGGTCGCAACGATCTTGCGCGGCTCAAATGGAAGACTGTGAAACATGTGCCCGAATATACCAAACGTGGGTCATGTGGGCAATTATTTTTGGCTTTGAAGTCGTGTAGCCATTTTTTAAAAATAAAAAAAATTGTTTGTGAACCCTCCGTCACCGTATGGCCCTGGCCGTCGGCCCTACCCCCACCCCCTATGTTAGTGAGCACTTACTTACAGCAGCCTGGTTAGTGAGCACTTACTTACAGCCGCTAAGTTAGTGTCTACTAACTTGTCAAATCTATATGTTAGTGCTCGCTAACTTAGCGAAGTGAGTGCTTACTAACTTAGCCAGGCAAAGTGAGTGCTTACTAACATCGGGCTGGGGCCGATGGCCATTTGACCTAAGTTAGTGGCCACTAACATCGTGGCCATATACTTATCAAAAGCATAATGTAGGCAATGTGGGCAATGTTGTCATATGTTTTTAGTCGCTGGCCAAACGGCGTACCCGTACACAACCTATAACTATATAGTACTACTTTTTAATCTGCTAAACGAATATACAAATAATTGACAATATGACCTACAAGCAACAAAAAACCCAGCAACTACGGGCCTTTTATGTAGGCAATTCAGGTCATGCCGCGCATGCCTACAAATAACCCACAATGCCCACAAAAAATAGGGTAAACACCTAGAAAATAGTTGTTGACAAATGCAAGTGAATCCCTTACATTAATTTGTGCGCGCGATTTTGCGCCACATAATCAACTAAACGAAAGTCACATGATGAACACACTAAACAAAGCCCAACAACGCGACATCGCGAAAATTATCGTTAACGGCGCAACTCTCGGCGACGACTATATCGCGCGTGGATTGTCCGCGCTCTATCGCAGCGCGTTAAAAACCAGCCAGCAAAATACAATTCTCGGGCTGGCCATTATTTACAAAGTTGCGTCAAATCCTGAATTTATCACCGGCCGTCGTTAATCAAATCCAGCGCGGCCACACCGGCCGCGCGTCAATCAACTAAACGAAAGTAAAAACCATGTCAAAAATTCTAGGATATATCGCATATGAAGGCCCGTCCAAAATCGACGGCGCGCCGATAGTTGTTATTGTCAACAAAATCAACGGCGATTCTAAAAACGATAAGACCGGCGCGATTGTGCAAACCTTTATTATCCGCTCCGATATCGCGCCCATGGCCGCGCTGCAAACCGGCGCGGACGCGTCAATATGCGGCGATTGTGAGCACCGGCCGATTCTGGCCAGAAAAACCGGCGCTGCGCCGTGCTATGTACAGGTAGGTAAATCAGTGCAAAGTGTTTATCACGCATACAAGCGCGGCCGGTACGTCAAAGCGGACGCGGCCACAATAGCGCGCGCGCTGGCCGGTAAGGTTGTCCGCTTGGGCACATATGGCGATCCCTTTGCAGCGCCGGTAAAAATGTGGAATCAGATAACGCGTTATGCGGCCGGTCACCGTGGTTACACACACCAATGGCAGCGCGCCGATTTTGACGCGTCCGCGTGGGCTCCGCTCGTTATGGCCAGCGCCGATACTATCGACCAAGCGGCGCATGCAAACCTATTAGGCATGCGCGTATTCCGTGTGTCTATCGGTGTGGATAAACAAGCGGCCGAAACGGTTTGCCCAGCGAGCGCCGAAGGCCAGCGCCGCTCCACATGCGCGAAATGTACATTGTGCGCGGGCACGTCAATTCAGGCGCGCGATATCGTTATCGCGGATCATGCGGCCGGTCATGCGCGCCGCGTGATAGCTATTGCCACTGTTTAATATTCGACTGCATGCGGCCATTGTGACCGCATGCGGGCGCGTATTCGCGTCAATTCAATCAACGAAAGGTAAACATGTTCAGTACTTATCTCAGGTTAAATCTGCCCGTATGGGCCACGTCGCGCGACGTTATCCGCGCCACCTATGGCCGTTTGAAACCCAGCGCGCGGGCGCGGGCGCATCGTGGGCCACGCCATGCTATTTTGCGCGACATGCTGGGCTATCACGCCAGCGCTCAAGCGCTGCACGAAAGGGCCATGTCATGATCAAAGCAACCTATGAATCAACGAATTTCACGTTCACGGCTTATGGCCAAACGACGGCCCACGCGGTCAACGCGTTGAAACGCGGGTTAGACCAACACACCACCGACTACGGGCTCGACGTGGGGTGGTGGCATAAGTATGCGGCCGATATCTATACCGAGCACGTCCAATTAAATAAAGCATACCGCGACGGCGAATTATTGAAGGGCCCAAAATGATCAAAATTATGATTGCAAAATATAAGGGTATCGACGCGCGAACAGGTCAACCGATCCGACCAGGCGACGAAATAGCTTATGACACGGCCACGCGCCGCGCATGGATCACGGACGAAGACGACCGGCCACGCGGCCGGTATGTGTCCGACGTTTTTCAGATCGGTGGCCGTGAGTATTATCAAAATAAAAAGGGCCGGTGTATCGACGCGCCGTGCTGTGGGTGCTGCACATGACCTATTACCGCACGAAGGCCGCCGCTCAGGCGCTGGCCGATGAATTAACCATGCAAGATCGCGACGCGTGGAGCTATGAGGTGCACGGGAGCCCGCGCGGGTTTTACGTGGCCGTTTTTGATGACGACTATCACTTTTTGGGGGTTTTATGACACGCGTTGAAAAAATTGTTTATTTGGCCGCGCTGGCAGTGCTGGCGCTTGATTTATTTATCTGGAGAATCTAAACATGAAAACAATCACATTGGGGAAAACCCGTTACACCGTGCGCGACGGGCGCGACGACATTATGGCCGCGCATGCTAAGTGCACCGGCAAGCATAAGGTTGTTAAGTCTAAGGGGGCCGAAAAGCGCTTTTATCCGGTCTATTGGAACGGCGACTCAACGGCCGAATACGTGGCCGAATACGAAAAACTCAATAAGAAAATTATGCCTTGGGACTGGCAGGCGCTGCGGGCCGAGCCCTGCCTGCTACCCGTGGGCGAGGATAGCGCGTGGGAGGTGACAGAATGAATCCAATATTTGCACAGGCGCTGGCCCCGTGGGCACCACCCGCACCCACACCGGCTGAGTTAGTAACGCGGGCGCTGATTATGGCGCTGACAGCGCCGGACGCCGCACGGGCGCAAGAATGCGCCGATCTGGCCGAGCACTGGGCGCAGGGGCTCACGGACGCCGAGGTTGAAACCTGTAAAGCGGAGGCGATGCAATATGTCACTGAGTGATTTTTGCGCGATACCGCGCACAATGGCCGAAATTGAATCGGAGGGGTTTACCCGTCATCAGGTCTATGGGGCCGTGAAACGGGGCGAGCTGGTCAATCAAAATCGAAAGGATGCATGGGGGCGCATCAGGCGTGGCGCTGGCCTGTTCACAGTGGCCGCACCGGCACCGACATATGACGCGGCGGCGCTGGTGGGTGTATGGCGGTGATTTGCGCGGCCATCATTGCCGCTATACTTGCCGTGCTGCTCAATTTGTAGCAGTTGCCAAACCTTAACAGGGCCCCATAATCGGGGCCCTTTTTTTTTATGTCGACGCCGTAGGCGGCGGCATTGTCTTACCCTTCGACCATGTCGCGTAATTCTGATTTGCTGGACTTGGCCAACTCAGGGGCGCAGTAGATATGCTTTTTGGTGCCATGCAAGCGCGACGCGACGCGGCCACAGTCGATCCAATTGGCTTCTTTAAGCGCATGCAATAGCGCGGCCTGTACTATTTTGACCCCGCCAGGCGCGTACCCTTGCAAGCGGTCACATATGGCGTGGAAAGGCGACGCAACAGCACCACGGGAAAATTCACCCACACGGCGGCGCATCTGGTCAACTAGGAACGACTCAGCGGTGCTCATGCCGTGCTCGACCATAATGGCCTTGGCCTCAGTCATCGGGGGCGGCGCGGTCGGGTTCCACGCTGACACGTCACGGGTGTGCAAGTAATGGGCGACGGCCTCAAAGCCGCCACGGTGCTGATACCAATTCCACAAGCTCACGGCCTGAGCCTCTGGCAGTTTGGCGGCCTCGCACCACAATACAAACCATCGGCGATCCTCTGAGGGTAACGATATGGCCACGCGCTCATTGGAAAACGCAACCACGAAAACGCGGTTCAGAGCGTAGTAGGGGTGCAAGCCCTTACGGTTGACCATCAGGTATTCGGGGGGCGCTGCAATGATGGGTTTCAACGTATTCTCAAGGGCGCGACGGTCTTTTGCCTCTGCTTGGCGTAACTCGGCGATTTCCATCACTTCGCATTCAAGCGCATAGCCCCACTGGGACGACAAATCCTCGTTTTTGACCAATGAGCAATTGGTCTTGGCATAGCCACCGATCGCCCAAAAGAAGGGGGCGAAGAGGGTGTCTTTGCCGCTGCCGTGGTTGCCACCCATCAGGATAGCGTGATTGATCTTATGGGTCGGGAATTGCACTTTGTGGGCCAGCGCGTTCAACAGGTGCTCACGCTCGAACTTCTCAGGAACCATGCGCTCGACGTGCGCCAGCCACATGGACACGTCACCGGCCACCGGCTGCGGGCGACCATCGCGCCAGCGGTTGCCGTAGACCATGCCCTCACGGGCAACCAACACCGACTCACCGGCGGCGTAGGTGACACCGACCAGCGACTTAGCGCCCTTGGCTTGGCGGTTTTCGTCAAACGACGTAGCGGCCTCAATGCGGCGCTTGGCGTTGTGAACGGACTTGCAGTCAATGTGCCGAAATAAGGCGTTGAAGGTGTACCGGCTGATTTCGCGGCGATCTTGCATGTCAAAGAACGCATCATCTACCTGTATGTACGCAAACCGGCCCCACCACTCGTTCTTCTCAATGCGGCCAAGCTCTTTGCGCTCGACCTCGGCGATGACGGCAGCGGCAGCGTCGGGGTACTCGGGTGTCGGGGTGAGCTTGGACAGGGCCGAGTCCATCGCCTGCGCCAGCAACTCCTCGCGAAGGCCAGGGGTGTGCGCTGGGCCGCCGTTGTCGGTCACCCACTGCAAGAACATGCGCGAGTCGAAGTCCACGCAATGCGAATGCAAGCAGCAGTATGCGCGGTTGGACGGCATGTACCGGCCTTCGGGGTTGCCGTCGGTATGCTCGGCACCGTTGGGGCAGATGACACCTGCCCAGCCTTCGCCGTTGGGCTTGGACAGCAACAGGCCCTGCTCGGACAGCCACGCCATCACGTCGTCAGCGCCGTCGTCAGACAAGCGGATCGGCCGAAGGGTGAGCGAGTCGGCCTCGACTGGTGTCACGCCAAGGGCATCACATATTTGCGATAGGGTGAACTCGCGGTCGGGGTGGAACTCGACCAGACGCGACGCAAACATGTTGCGGTCGGGCTTCAAGTTGACCGAGCCAGGCAGTCGGAAGTTGCGAACCGGATTGCAAGCACCTGGGTCGGTGTAGCCTGCGTCTGCAATGGCGCGGATGGCCGCGCTGAACTCGGCCTTGGTAGGTTGGTCAACGAAAGCATAGCCCCACTGAAACGATCCTTCGGACGTTTCCATGATCCACGTCGGGGCGATGGATGGCACCTTGGACTTGGTGCCGATGTCGTCGAGCATCATTACCAAGATGTACTCGCAATTGGCTGCGCTGGCCGACACGCGCCCATCGGCGAATCGGTCAATGATGAAGCTGGCGGTGTTGGCATACCACGCTTGGCCAGCCTTAACTCCCTTGGTGGGGAGGTGCGCTGGCCATGTGCACTTGACTGCGCCGTCAGCATGTAGCTGGATTTGGCCGTCTTTTAATTGTGGTTTTTGGTGCACAATAAGTGCAGTCTCACCAACTGGGGCGAGTTTTGTGATAAATTCCAGAAATTCCAAGTTAGTGCTCCCTTACAAGCCCGCCTGCCAGCGGGCTTTTTATTTGCCGTATCTCGACATGATTGCCACCTCTGCGCCAAGGGGTAAACCCTTAGCCCATTCGGGCGGCGTACACATCACCTTTTCAAGCCGCTCGGCCATCTCCTCTGGCCGGTCGGTTTCCAACACGATCTCATCATGCACATGCAACACCACGTCATCAAGCTGGCGTAGCGCGTGACGCAACAAATCGTTGGCGGTGGCTTGGGTGATATTCTCACACGCCAACCCTTTCCAAAGCCTTGCGCGTGGCCATTCGGTCGCGTCTGCTGCCGGTTTCCAAGCCGCCTTGGCGTACGTCACGCCGTCGGCTTCCAGCTTGGCAAAGGGGTAGCACAGGACTCGGCCGGAGGGTAGAGCGTACCAGAGATGCTGGCCGTCATACATGTAGGTAACCCGCCCCACGCTGAACTCATGGCCTTTGTTTCGCATGGCGCGGGTGTAGGCTTCGTCCAAGGCTTGCCAGTAAGGCACCGACCAAGGGTTGGCTCTGCGCCACGCGTCTACCATGCGCTTGGCATCTGACTCAGGCAGGTGTACGCCGTAGACACGGCCCATCGCCGCGAAGGCACCAATGCCACCGGCAAAGCCACAGGCCAACTCTTGAACCTTGCCGATCTGACGCTGCTCGCCGTTGACCTGATCCACGGCCACGCCGAAGGTGGCAGCGGCGTTGACCTTGTACACGTCCTCACCTTGGGCAAAGATGGCCAGCTTGCGCTCGCCTGCGGGGCAGTTGGACAGCCACGGATTGGCGCGGGCTTCAATGGACGACCAATCGGCCACGACCAGATGCTTGCCCTTGGCCGGTATCAGTGCGGGCCGGAGCATTCCTTTGAGGACATCAGTAACGCGCTTTCCAAATTGTGGAACAATTGAATGGCCTCTGACCATTGCAGTTCTAACGTCTTCGGGGAATTCGGCACATCGCCTAGTGAAATTATGAACTTGGGCTCCGTAGCTTGAAGCTCTACCTGTCGCAGATCCTCCAGCAAACACGAAAGCTCCTCGGACTCGGTTGTCCTCGACATCCGCGAGGCTTGCGAGGCGGCTGAACTTAGCAACCGAATC